TATGTACTCAAGGAAGAACTCGTTGCTTGGTGCGTTGTCCATATTAAACTTGGTAAGTCCGTGAAGCGCACCCTTAGATCCTCCGCCACCTACCGTTCCAGATATGTCGTACGGATCACATCCAAACGCCCCTATATGCTCGTTTCCAGGTTGCTTTACTCCGTTCCTTGTGATCACGTTATTCATAAGCTGATTAGACGGTATCCACGACACTAAGAACCTACCCCTTATGTCTGGAGTCCAGACAACCGTGCTGTCTTCCTTGCCATCCTTCCAATGAAAAGAACCCCTTGTAAGAACCCTGTCCTTTATAAGTGAGTCGTTGTAGTCTATCTGCTGGTATATCTTTGTAAGGTTAAATATCGATGCCTTGCTCTCGTCTCTAAACGCGTGACTCTCTGTCCTTGGGAACTGACGATAGAACTCGTTCAGCGCGTCAGGATCATTCTTAAGCGAGTCAACCTCATTCTCCCAGAAGTCAATAGCACCTATCCTAATAGGTCTTCCATCCACGCCTTCTATCGGTGAATTAGGCTGTCTAAAAACAGGCATACCGTACCTATCAATATAACCCTCAAAGTTCCACTCCATAGGAATAAACAGAGCGTATAGTCCCGTCTTTGTCTGTCCATTCGCGTTTCTAGTATTAATCTTAGAGTCCTCGTATAGCTTCTTAAAGTTTCCACCACCCTTCTCAAGGGCGTTTACTGTAGATCCCATCAAGCACTTTCCAATGATCTTGCTACCCAAACGCAGACAGGTCTTACGAACCCTCCAACCGTTTAGTATGTTGTTTGGCTTCTCAAGCTTACCAGACTCGTCCTCAATTAGTAGCCTCAACTTCTCACCGTCATACGAGTTGTCTGACGTGTTACTCCAGTCGATAGATGTGTCCAACCCCTCAAGGTTTGAGTTGTCGCTCTCGTACATATTCTTCTTGGTAATCTTAGACGCTGGTACTCGGTACGCTAGCTCTGTCTTTGGTTTGTCCATACCGTCCATAATAGGCTTGAAGAAGAAGGGGTAGTTGCTTGATATTGGCACAACCTTATCGGTAAACATCGCCTTGGCATCACCCCCAGTCTTTGAGCATATACCAATCCTTGCGTTCTTTGCAAGTGTCGCCACGTTTACAGACTCTGACGATGCCATAAACGAGAACCCAGAACGTCTGATCTTAAGGTAGGTCATTCCAAAGCACCTGTCATCTGCCTTGCAAGCCTCCCAGAATATAAAGAATATCCTGTTAGCCTCACGGAAGTCAGGGTGACCTACATCAATCTTTGTCCACTGGAGGTACATATAGTGGCTCCCTGTTATGTATGTTGGCACGCCGTTGTTCATAAAGAACATACCCTCCTCTCGCCTAACGAACTCGTTCTCTATGTAGTCAACCCACTTAGCCTTGAAGTCCTTCTGCATCGTGTGCCACTGAAATATAGACTTTATATTGTTAAGCTCCTTTGGATATTCTGCCGCCTCCCAGTACTGCTTTTCTTTTTTTTCGTCCCTTTTATGCACAATATTTGGGACGAGAGGTAGCGCGATATTCAGTCCGTTTATGTTGTATATCTCGCCAATGGTTCCGTCCTTAGAGATCACAACTATGTCGTACTTCTCATTGTACCCGTACTCCCAAGACCTCTTGTTATTTCCGCCAGTAAGTATACCTGCAGGAATTAGATTGTGGACTACGTTACTTAGACCTTCCCTCTGCGAATCCTTTGATTGTTGGCTCCTTTGTTTTTGACTCTCCATTGATCAACTCCTTCTCTAATTCAATTCGATTAAGTATTTGAAAGGCATCCTCTATCGCGAGCCTTTTTGTAGCAGCAGCGTTCTTGAGTTTATCTGCCGTCAAGTCTGTCTCGTCACCAGTGATAATCTTATCCTCAGCGACCTTTATAAGTTCATCAACAGCCTTGTATCCAGCCTCGATGATTCTCTTCTTTATATCCGTTAATTCCATTTGACTGTAATATTTTTAGTGAACATCCTGTAGAGCTTCTCTCCGTCAATAGTAAACTCGTACTCGCTATCTGGTTCAAACGAAACCTCGTCACCCTCTACAACTCCTAGATCCCTAAGCTCGTCATTTGAGTACTTAACAATACCGATAAGCGGTTCGTATACTCCACCCTTGCTTATATATGAATCACGAGTCTTCACTGGCTTTATGAAGCAGTACTTGGAGTGTGTCCTCCACTCTCCGTTGTGGTTGTACATAAAGTACTGGTCCTCATCGACAAAGAAGAGGTCATCCTTCAAGAAGCTTGTTCCGCTCCTCTCCTGACCTTTCATATCGTAGTAAATCTTAAATGTGTTGTGATGAACAACAAGTATGTCACCGACAGATATGTCGCCAACATAGTTATTTGGAACTGACACAACCTCAGCAAACCTATTAGCTGCCGTGTGGTCCTCCTGGGATACACTGGTTATAAAGTTGATATCGCCTATCTTCTTTATATTGTCGTACCTCCTACCGTTTGTAGGTCTAACGACAAAGTAAAATGGCGATTTCATTAGAAGTCAATATTATTCTCTGTAGATATAGGCATATTAGCATTAAACTTCTTCCACTTCTTAATCTCGTCATCCTTCTCGATCCAGATCTCAAAATCTCCAGTGCTTTCATTTATTCCGATATGATTTATCCTATGGCTACCGTTAAGAACATCCTGACCTACTATGTAGTGCATAGCACCATTCTTATAGTCAGCGCCAACTGATATCTTTCTTATTATATCCATTCGATTTGATTTATTTAATTGTAAACTCTGATTTCTACCATATTTTTTAACAGCTCGTTATTAGCGGCAACTCCTGACGAAGTAGTTACTGTGTTAAATACGGTTGTACTAATATTTACAAAAGCGTTTATTCCTGTACTAGAAGAGTTAGATAATATCCCTGTGGTTTTACTTGCAGTAAATACTGCGCTTGAAGCTGTTGCATAATATTGTCCAACACCTACATAAGACCAGGTTATAGTAGCTCCTAAAGTATTTTCTAATACAGTAGCTACAGGAGCACTCGTGCCTGATTGTGTTAATAACGCAGTGTAAACATTGTAAGGTCTACCACCATTACCTACTAAATTAACAATACTCCCGATACTAAAGTTCTTAGTAACGTCAGAGCTATTCACATCTGTACCGATTAATATATCGTCCTCTGTAGGGTTTGTAATTATAGGATATTCGCTAATTTTTGTCATCTGTTATTTCTCCTGTTTCTAAGTTTATCTTTACGTTTCCGTACTTCTCTAATAAGTCAGACTCTATTGATTTAAATTCAGATGATAACTTATCTAAGTCGTTAAATACTAAGTTCTTCTGAGATTGAATATTGCGATTTGCAATCTCTAAATCTGCCAACTTTGCTCTAAGATCTACGAAGCTCTTGTTTAAATCTCTTAATGTCTCTAACTCTTGTTTTTCTATTGCCTTCATTTTATTAAATTTTTTACAAAGATATAAAATTATATTATCTTTTCTTTAGAAAGTATTTCATATCATTCAGCACTAGAAGCATCGATATAACAGAGGTACTCCACATCAGCCACTCTATATCTGGGAGCCAGAGGCTAAACAATCCTCCTGCAAATGTACCTACAGCGGTCCTTACTATATCCATAACGTCAAAGTAAGACTTTATAATTACCGCCTGAGCCCACTCCCAAAAGAATCCTATCATTGCACCTATAAACACAGACGTTATAGGAACTCCAATTATCTTTCCGTCAAGTGTATACTCTGAGAAATCTGTAAGGCTACCAATTAAATACATAACTGCAAACCCGATAAAAATGTGAAAGCTGTCTCTTAATTTCATAGTTATATATTATATGATGCTATTTGTCCCCCTGTTGTTGCTACTGTACTTGCATTTTGTAATCTGTCTCCAATACTATTAGCAGTGAAGCCACTTGATATTAAGTAATTCCAAAAGTCTGCTGGTGTCATTAATAATGTTCCTGTTGTGTTATCAGTTAAAACACCATTCAAAACATTTGAAGCACTTGGCACTCTTAAAGTTCCTGTAAGTTCACCTGATGCACCATAAGTAGTTCCAAATCTTACATTGCTTGTTGCAGGATTACCTAAAGCTACACCTGCTGCATATAATGTTCTATTACCACCTGTTGATATTTGAAACAACCAACTTGATGTAGCAGTGTCTATTGTCATTCTTGGTGATATAATAGCCATTAAACCATTTGCGTTTACAGGATTACCACTCACTTTTACAAGTGTTCCTGATGCAGCATTTGTTGTATAAGCAAAAGATGCTATTATTGCAGGTGTTGTTGCACTTGATGTAGCAACACCTGTTAATGATATAGTAGCAGCACCTGTATTATTTAATAACCCAGGAACTGTAGTACCACCTGTTATACTACCTATTATATTAATAGTAGAACCTACTGTATAAATTCCTAAAGTAGCTGCACCTGTAATATTTCCTGTAACATTTAAAGTTGAATTTGAATTGCAAATTACAGTAGCTGAACCACCTGCATTAGTTATACCTCCACTTGCTGTAATATCTCCTGTTACATTTACAGTGCAATTTCCATCTATTCTTAAAGTATTAGCAGCACCTGCTGCACTTGAAACAGTACTTGATAAATTACCAATTACATTTAAAGTTCCTGTTGATGTAACATATATAATTTGTTTTGTAGCTGAACCATTATCTACCGTATAATTTCCTGTACAAGTTAATGTTCCTGTTCCCGATAATCTTATAGCATTATAGGTGTTTGTATTTGTAAGCGTTAAAACAGAACCATTAAATATTGCAGTATTAGGACTTGCTAAAGCCATCTCTAATACAGGTGTGGTAGAACCTGCATAAATAGCTTGAGCAGCGGTGCAAGTTAAATTACCACCATTTGCAAATCTAAACTGACCACCTGCTGCAATAACAGGTGATGCATTTGATGTGCTTCTAATTGACAAAACTGTAAATGTTCCATCAATAGTTACAGTAAAGTTATTTGAAAATACATCATCAGCACTTGTTGGCAGTGTACCACCATCCCAAGTAGCTGTATTACTCCAATTGCCTGTAGCTACTGCATATCTTGTTGCCATTTGTTATAGATTTTTTTCATTAATAAATGTCTGCAAAGCACCCATAATTGTTGCTGCTGCATTTATAGCGTCTGCATCTCCACTTTCAAAAACATCCATATAGGTTATAGGGATTGAATTGTCAGGTAAACTTACTGAACTTCCATCCTCTAAAACTCTGTAAGGAGTTAATCTCATAGCCACGCTACCACCTATATCAGTTGGTTTAACTAATGGTGATATTGCTAAATTTACCATATAATATGGGTAAACATTTCCATCTACTTCTATTGGATTTGTACTTGTAATTGGCATAATTTCTATTTTTTAAATATATGTTGCTGATTCTCTATTTGTCCAAGCTACGTTTGTAGCAGTTGCAATGGTTATTGCTCCACTTGCAGATATTGTTAATCTTGTTATAGTCCATACTGCTGATGATTCTGCTGAACCATCTGGAGCATATCCACAATAATTTATATTATTATTAGAAGAATTATTTGCATTCCTTCTTATATTAAACAATAGATTAAATGTATGTGTATCACCACTTGATGATATATTAAAATTTGTAGCTCCTGTTCCAACATCAAAAAATTGCACTTGATCTGTTAATCCATTTAACGCAGTTAATCCTGTTGTAAAT